CTGGTAATTGATAATAAAGAACTATGACCTACTCCGACATTTTTTGTTTCTGCCCCAGATGAACCAAAACCAGCTTTAAAGCCCACATAGGTATTTGCATCGCCAGTAGTGTAAGCACCAGCTCTATCTCCAACTGCTACATTCTCATCACTTGTAGTGTAGTATAGCGACTCTGAGCCTATCGCTACATTAGAATAACCAGTCTGATTTGTGACAAATGAACTCCAACCCATAACTGTATTTTTATATCCAGTTGTGTTGACTTTTGAACTTTCAAGCCCAACAGAAATATTACCAACCCCAGTTGTCAATGCTTTTAAACTATCTTTACCAATAGCTATCGTACCATTTGCTCCAGTAGTTGTATTGGTAGCATCTCCATAAAAGGCATTTGCACCTATAGCTACACAATTTGCAATTCCATTAGCAGTTCCATTCATTACTCTCATTGCAGAATCGCCTATTGCAACATTTTTGCTTGGGCTTACCGCATCGTGTAAGGCTTTATGTCCTATGGCAGTATTATCTGCTCCATCTCCATCTGTATCGCCGTGAAGTGATTGATAACCAACAGCAGTGTTAGAACTGCCTGAGGTGGTTGAATACATAGCCTCTAATCCAATAGCAGTATTGTATGATGTCGTATTACTGTAAAGAGCTGAACGACCAACTGCTACATTGTCCACTCCAGTCTGATTTAAACGAGAAGCATTATCTCCAACTGCCGTGTTTGTAGCACCAGTAGTATTGGCTAACATTGCCAAATTTCCTACTGCCGTATTCGCACCATTTCCACCATCCATATTACCTAAAGCATAATAACCAACTGCGGTATTATTTGATGAATTTGTATTTGCTGTCATTGAGCTATAGCCTATAGCAACATTACCAGAACCAGATGTCAATGCTTTGAGAGACTGATGCCCAACCGCTATTGTACCAGTTTGAGCATTATCAGCAGTAGAGTTCATAGCTTGCATACCAATCGCAATATTCCCTTGGAGTGCTCTATCGTTACTTGCAAAGTCTCCACCTTTCAAGGCATCATAACCAATGGCAATATTATAATCAGCATCTCCACCACCAGTTCCTTCATCTACATTTCTCATTGCATAATAGCCGATAGCTACATTAGCACCAGAACCAGTATCAATATCTCCAAGTGCTTCATATCCGATAGCCACATTTTCAGCCGCAGTCGTTGCTGTTATCATTGCACTGTGACCTATCGCAACATTTGAGCCACCAGATGTAAGAGCAATCGCTGAACCATATCCCACTGCTACATTATTATCTCCACCATTAACAGCAATTAAACTGTTAGCACCAACTGCAACATTTTGACTACTGTTACCACCTCCGTAACCTGCATTGTACCCAACATAAGTGTTGTATGTGCCTGTGACATTAGAATAACCAGACTGCATACCTATGCCAGTATTTCCAGTTACTTCATTATTTGTATCTGAATTTTGACTATATAATGCACCCCATCCAACTGCTGTAGACCTGTCTCCTACATCTTCTGAATATAAAGCCTGATGTCCAAACGCTGTATTGTATCTTCCTATAGTAACAGCTTGGGAAGAGTGATAACCTACTGATGTGTTTCCAGCTCCAGATGTCAATGCTTGAAGTGCTAATCTACCTATAGCAACAGTTCCATCAGCATTATCACTGCTAACGGCATAAGCCGAACCTCTTCCTATTGCTACTATATCTTCCGCAGTTGTAGGAGTACCAAGAGCATCACTTCCAATTGCAATGTTAGAATCTCCAGAAGTAAGGTTAGTTAGGGCATCTTTACCGATTGCGATATTCTGATTTCCAGAAGTAACATCAGTCAATGCTCTATATCCAACACCAACATTACCATCAGCATCATCAGTTTGAGTGCCAGTACCACCAGATAACTCACCCACAAAGACATTGAAATCTCCAGCACCATCTGAGTCGCCAGCAGTTTTACCGAATATGGTATTTGATGTGCCACTATCATTATTAGATAGTGAGATTCGGGAGTTAGAGTCAAGTACAAGCCTATCTCCTGCTGTACCATTGGGGTCATAAAAATGTAAATTCTCATCAGATGTTTCTCTTAATCCAATGAACCATTTTTGATTACCACCAGTCCTTGCTTCAAAACCAGCAAAGTCGCTAGTGTCTACTCTATCTACTATTATTCTTAAACCAGCTCCAGCAGTAGTCATTATTGCTTCTATATTACCATTAGCAACTGCTAATTTTTCACCAGGTGAGGTTATTCCTATACCAACTTGTCCAGAACTATCAACAACTAAATTTGTAGTACCAGCTAATCCACTTGCTGTACCCATAAATGCTCTGCTACCATTTGCACCAAAGTATGCTGTAGTGTCATCATCTACTACTGCTATTTGTCCATTATTATCTGTGCTTTTAAAGTAAGCTACTGTATCACCAGCATTTTCAACGTGCAATGGGTAAGATGGTGATACGCCTATACCAACATTTCCAGAGCTATCAATGGAAAGTTTTGCATCACCTTTGTTTATTGTGTCTGCTCCAGCTACTGCACTTGTACAAAAATGTAAAGTTCCAGTACCATTTGCATTAGTAAATTCGTGTACTATTCCAGATTTTACATAATTATCAGCAGAACCATAGCCGAATCCAATACCAATAGAGTCTCCTGTTGGGTCAAGGTCTGCATTACCGCCTCTAATTAATAATTGTAAATCCTCATTTGATGAACCGCCTGTACTGTAAATATCTACAATGTCTACTTTTTTTTGCGGAGAGCTTGTGCCTATACCAATTTTAGAATCACCATTAATTGTAAGAATATTTGTAGAACTTGCTCTGACTTGGAATGCAAGGTCATTTGCAGTAGTTCCAGCAATCTTAACTAATGCTCCATAGCCACCACTGTGCTTATTTTCAAATCTACCAGCATAATCATTGTCAACAGAACCTTCTACTTCAAATATTCCAGTTCCTGTTGGAGTTCCTACATTAACTCTTGAGTTAGTTGTATTTACTGTGAATACATCACCACCATCACCATTTTTGCGTACCAGTAAGGCTTCTGTATTGGTTACATCTATTACTTGTGTACCTTCTATTATTTCATCAAAACTAAGACTACCACCGCCATCTACTTGGAGATCACCATTAATGACCAAGTCTCCTGTGATTGTACCGCCAGATGAGATTTGCGCTGATGTGTTGCTAATTAAATTTTTAAAGGATGCCATGTTACGCTCCTATGCTAGTACGATGCGTACAGTAGCTGTCGCACCTTTGCCAAGTAAGTGTAAATAAACTGTTGATCCAATGCCTTGAGGTACGTTTAGTTCGTATATGGTGTCTCCGCCCGCTAAATACAGGCTATTTGACGTACTTATCATATCACTGGCACTGCTACTGAATCCATAATAAATATCGCTGCTAGGCTGCAATATGATGCTATGCACCGCAGATACGTTTAAATTATATTCTGAACTTGTAGATACGCTTTGCGCGCTTTGTACTGAATGATTTGCAGAACTGCTGATATTCAGTGACTCAACCACTGAATGCTTGGAAAGATCAGCCATCTTGTTTCTCCTTCTTGAATGCCTTACCGAGCGTGACTACTCTCATGGGCATTTCGGTTATTTAATCTATGATGCCTTGTTCTCGTAAACTTGCATCGCTAATTCCTTTCATGTGAATCATTGGACTTGCTATCAACTTGCGAACCTTTACAGATTTGCACTTTGGGCAAGCAATTTTATCATCTTTGGACCATAATTGTTCCCACTTATAGTTGCAACGATGACATAAAAAGTCGTTAGTCTTCATTTTTTCTTTTTAAGACTTATCTTTCTTTTAGGTTTTTTTACTTCGCCTTGTTCATTGCAAGGCTCACACCCATCTTTGATATATGCATCAATTTGTTCTTTACTAATTGCATCTAGCTTACCAAAAACTGATCCATCTTTTCTTTTAAAATACTTCATTTATTTTTCCTTTTTAAAAAGGCAGGCCAAAAGGCCCGCCTTTTTATTAGTCCTTACGGATTGTTAAAGTTAACAATACCAAGTGACGTGCTAGAAGCACCATGTGACAACGATGCGCCAAACAAAATGTCGGCAACCACGCTTGTCGCCAGGTGGTCTAAATCATAGGCCGACTGCACCCTTGGTGCAATCTGCATAGCCATGTATACTGATTCTTTCTTAAAGACAGAAGCAGTTTCATCGCCACTACCACCATCATCATCCCAATCTGTTGAGATATATGTTGGCATACCATAGATCATTCCTACACCACCAGAGACATTAGGATTCTGCTCATCACCTCTGCGAGATGAATCATAGAAGTCCTGCAAACTCAAGAGGTACATATACGCAGCAGGAGAAGCATATAAGTATGTTTCGCCATCTGCGTAGTCGTGACCAGCGTCAAGTAAACTCTGCAAACCTTCACGAAGTTTTGCAGAAGTGACTTGGTTGTCAGTTCCTAAAGTAACATCATTTCCAGTTGCGCTTTGAATCACGTCTACCGCCAAGTAGTTTTCAACCTTTTTAGCTAGGGCATAACCCATAGATTGTGCATAAGCTCCAAAAAGATTTGCTGACTCCTGGACTCTAACAATGTCTTCAATACGCTTTGCTTCGTAATGATGTTGGTCCACACTAATGGTGACTTCACCATCGGTGTTGTTTGTGTATGTTACCGCACTTCCTGCGGATTTTGCAGCAGCTGTCTCCTCAGTGACTTTTGGGATATGTAAAGTATCTCCAGAAGGCATCTCGGATGAAAAGTCCATCACCTGATTACGTAAGACAAACTTACGTTCTGCATAGTCTAGGATGGCATCACGCCATAACTCAGGGATGAACTTGGCCGCGGTGGTTACTGTTACGTTACCATCTGCCATTTTCTAACTCCTTATTAGTTGGATTTGCGCTTATAGGATTCCAGTATATTGCTCCAATTTAAACGCCTGTCACTATCTTTTATCTTCTTTAAATCGACATTACTATCATTGACTGGCGCGGATGGTGCGCTGGAAACCGCTACGCGTTGTGTTTTGAGTTTCTTTACTACAGCACGCAATGCTTCTAAGGGTAACTCCCCAAATGTTGCATGCTCATCCTCTGGTATCTCACTGAGAAGTTCAGCACGAAGCGATGCTTCCTGCTTCATTGCAGATTCAACAATGGGTTCAAGTTCTGCGAGCTTGTTTGCGCGCTCCTCGGCAAGATTCTTCCATTGTTCCTGCTCTTCCATTTGAGATATTCGAGTATCCTCGATTTCTTTGCGGAGTTTAGAGAGTTCCTGTTCGGCAGCTTGTGCGCGACCACGATACTTTTTTGACTCTGCAATCAGATTACCAACTTCGAGTTGCTGTTGGTCCTGTTCTTGGGTTTGTTCTGGTCCTACAGGGTCAACTGTAGGTTCAGGCACTGACTGTGCAACTGGTGTTTGTTCTTCGGACATCCTGTCCTCCTATATGTTTACTTTAACGTGTGTCTTGCTCATACGTGATAGGTTCTTGCCAATGATATTGGCGAAGTCTTTGACGATACCTTCTTCTACTTTATCGCCTAATTCTTGATTTTCAGCAATGGAACGCTTTGGTAAATGCTTTTCACCTTCATTATGTTCAAATAACTTTGTTCCTTGCTTATTCTTTTTGATACCATATGTGAATCGTATTTCACTATTCTTTTTTAAAAATGTTTTCTGCACATCAAATGCACGAAGCATTTTGCCTGTATCTCGTAACGTAACAGGTGTTCTGCGTCCTTGCTTTTTCTTTTTAGCATATGACTTACTATATTCAGTAAAACTTTTATTTTGAAAGTCCTTGCCTACAGCGATTTGTCTTTTGTGATTATCTACAGCGTTCTCAGCCATCTTCTTTACGTCAGACTCTCTAAACTTTAATATCTCTTGTAATTTAAACATCAACAGGACTCCAGTAGTGTCTGCAATTAACGCCACCGCCATGCTCAAAACCATCTGACTTAACTGATCTTATCTCTCCCAATGTGAGTGGATCACTTGCTAAATACGTTCTGCATACTGGGCGAGTCTTTTCATCGTCAGGCCCGACATACTCAAACTCTGTATCTTCTGGTAAGTCAATTGCCATTGCTCCAATAACTGAACGTCTATAATCACTAAGCATTGTACCAACCACGTTTTCCACTCTTGGAATGTTTGTGCGGACCGCAGTGCGAATTACACTTTTCAGTTCCTCACCTTTTAGTCCACTATTTACGCCAGCGATCATTGCATTCTGCATCGCATTACTTACTTGTCTGGTGACACCTTCAATACCTTGGCGTTGGAGAGTCTGGAGAGCCACGAGTTGTACCTCGCTCGCACGCCCAAAACTCGGCAAATCAGCAAGAATATCCTCAGTTGTAGCCATGAAGGAGTTGATTGCGGTAGAGAAGCGAAGCTCCTCAACAAAATAGGTCGAAAAGTCAATTGCAGCGACAATTCCCAGTATTTCAGTTGTAGATAGGCCTTCCTCTTCAAGTTGTTCAACATCCTGTTGAAATCCATTGATGGCATCTTCAATACTATTTTCATACGAATTAACTGTCTGGTCTATTGTTGGCATTTAAGATATTCAGTAGTCTGTTTTGTGGTGCAGGTTCTTCAGCTTCAGCCTGTTGTACTTCGAACCTAGCTCTATCATCTGGACTTGCGTCAGGATTATGGTAATCAAACCAATCCATCGGTGTACTAAGATTTCTGTCAAATCTCCAACTCCATAGCATAATCTCTGCTTCTGGAGTCAATGCATAGTTCGGTTCTAGGAAGTCAACACTATAATCATCACCTACATTCACATTTGCTTCTATTTCAATAATTCTTTTGTCTACTTGATACCTGCGCTGTTCCCAAGGCCGCCATGTGTCTTCGGTCATTGCGCTGCGCTCATCGATATTTTCAGCTTCCACTATTGTTAAACTTGCTGCGCTTGGTGCGTTGCCTGAGTCATCTCTAGCGTATTTAGCGCGGATATGGTTATTATTCAATGTGGTTTCTACTAAGAATCTAGTAGAATCTATAATCTGATTCAAATTACCACCGCTTGAAGTTACGCCAAAGTTTGCCTGTTCTGGCAGGTATAATATCTTATCTGTGCCAATAGTAATGCGAGATGGATCATCGACACCGCTAATAAATTTTATCCCCAAACACCCATATTTTATCGCGAGATTTAGCTCTAACAATGCAACATTCACTGCAAGATCGGTTTGAGCCACGTCCATTGCGTTGCCTACGTGGTAATCGCGGATTGGTGGATAGCGATGGCAGAAGGTCACTGGCAACATGCCATATGGATTAATGTCGTTTTCGTTGACACTCATTACCTTACCTTCTTCATCAACAAGGAAATGTCTTCCAGGTACACCATAGCGTTCCTCAGTCCACACCGCGTGCATCACATCGGATGATCTTGCATTGCCTTGGTTTTCAATTGGATACATGACTCCAATTGGTTTCTCTCGTGAGTCACCTGCCAAGAATAGCGGTGTGAAATGAGAAAGTATCTCATATTCAATCTTTTGCTCTACCTCGTTCCACTTGCTCCTAAATGCCATTGTACCAAGCAGAAATGTTAAACGCTCTAAGATTCTGCGCTGCGCATTGAGTCCATGTTTGTCTATAATAGACAAGTAAGATTCGCTGGCGCGCATGCGCGGTGGGCGTTTGTATGTCATCGAACGTAGACTGCACACACGTCTGGTGAGATTATTTTGTGGGATGACCGTCTGACGCAGAGTCTCTGGGCCAAAGTAATCGCTCACATAGTGGTCTAGATTGATGCCTTCATAGAAGTCCATCAGATAGTCACGTTCGTGAGTACGCTCATCCTCGATATATTTTAACTGTTCTTGTAATGCGCTAAGTATCGCGCCTTCGGATTGATCTTGAATTGTAAGCATATCTACCTTTAAAAGAAATCGATGACACCAGCGTGTCGGTTTTTCATTGGAAATAAGTTTGTCAACAGAAAACGTAATGCATCACACGCGTGATCAAACTTACCATCTTTTTTTGGTTCGTGACGTAAGGTTTGATCTTCGCGGTGTTCTGGATAGTGGTAATTTTCGTACGCTTCAATGCTTTTTTCGCATTTTGGGTGAATAAACAAGTGCGGATCACCATTTGCATCCTCAAACCATCTGCGTACGTGAGATACTCCAGATACTACGTTTCTGGTTACTGCATCGCGTTTTATGTTTACGCGGAGTCCTTGATTAGCAAATACCTGTATATCACTGATTCCAGACTGTAAATTTGTGCCACTTCCCGCAGGATCACCCCAAATACCAGTATATTCGTAGCCAAGCGACTTTAATTTGTTCGCAAATTCTTCTGTGCGCGTGTTTTGCAGGTTTACCTCGTCAATTTGATGCACATCAGCAAAATTCTTCTCTTTATTGTGTAACTGGACAATATTTGCGTGGCTGTGGCGATAACCAAAATCTAAACCAACGTATACTGGTTTAGATGGGTCGTATTGTACGTCTTCTCGGACCTGCGTGGTTCGATCTAATGGAAACACCTTACCTGCATAGCTCTGGAACTCGCAGAGAATCTCTTGCAGGTAGGTTTCTTTGGTTAGTGTGCGCTTTAATTCTTCGTGGTCATCTTTAAAATATGGTGACAAGGTACTTGGAAAACGCCAAGATTCCCAATCTGGGTATTCTTCGTTTTTTCCTAATTCGTAGAGATAATGTAGGAAGTTGAATCCGCGTGGCGTACTCGTGAACATTGCCCAACCTTGCCTATCGGATAGCGTTGGGCGCAGGTACATTTCAAATACGTTGCGTGGAATAAGCGCGGCTTCATCAATACATAAGTAATCAACGCCTTCACCAATCAAGGATTCTTGATTCTCCGCTGACTTTACTGATAGTTCGCTACCTAATCCTGCCAACTTCATATAATACAAATCTCCAGATATTTCTTTTTTGGATTCCAGTGGTAGTTTTAACTCTGTCATTACAATACGCTTTACCTCACGCGCTATCTTATTAGCCAGTGAGTAGTTCGGTCCTACGATCCAGCCACGTGTTCTGGGTGTGAGCAACCATGGCAGGATTTCGTGCGCTGCCATAAACGATTTTCCAGAGCGTCTGCCCATGAGACAAACGCGGAATCTTGCTTTGCTATTATGAACTGCCAGCTGTTGTGGAGTCGGGTGATACCCCAAAAGACTCCAGAGCTTTTGCTTGTTCAGTATTTGCTTTATCAATTGGATTATCCTCAAACCCACACTGCTGTAACACAGTTTGCAGGTTACCAGTCATGTCAACGGCTGTCTTATCACTCATACCCAAGTAGTTCTTAGCCATGAATATCTGCATTGCGATTGCGTTGTTTTCAATAGCTGAAACCCACATAGCGCGTCTGAGCTTGAACTTCATCTCTTCGCGACCTGCTTCGTACTGTGGTTTGAAACTTTGACGTATGTGATTTTCACCTACCTCGAAGTATTTACCGATTTCTGCGTAGTTACATCCAAATGATGCAAGCATTCTTACCTTATCTGCGTCTACTTTACTCTTCATCAATATTAGCCTGTTCGATGACATTCTTTATCTTATTAAGTGTTCTGCGCCAGTATTCCTTTACGCTGGACTCGGTGATTTCCATTTCCTTTGCTATATTAACAAAGGTGTGGCCGAGTGTGCGCTGTTTAAACACGCGGAGTTCCTGTGGAGACATGAGATCATAAAACTTATGTGCGCTGATTTGCAGGTTGCGCAGGTGTGGCTCGATGAGTCCGCTGCGGAATACTAGCATGTGGAGATGGTAGCGGTCTGCGCGGTCGATGGCGTGCAGCCATTTGTCTGTATTTTCATCAGTTAGATTAGACCAAACCTCTTCCATTATTTGAATTTACACATAAGGTGTTGACAAAAACGAAAGTAAAAATTTTAAGACGCGGTAAGTAGGGCCTAGCCGTGGCTGCCTTGGTATACCCAAAAAGTTATACATAATGTATGTTATATGCAATTTTTTTTGGGTGTAACATTCTGATATATTCAATAATATTAAGACTTATCAATTTACGCGGGTTTTATGCGGTATGATTTGCGCGGGTTTTGTGTCAATGTGGCGTATTGCGTGTTAGTCTCTTTTTGTTTTGGTTAGATAGAGTTTTTTTATTTTGTTAAGTGTTGACACACATATATATATAAACTAAATTTATGAGCGCATTGAGAGAGCGCAATTAACTAAACAATAAAAGAGAGAGTGAAACATGAACTGTTTAACAAACAGAAACAGCAAAATAAAAAAGACCGCTAAATTAAACGGTGTGCGCTTATATGAGTTTAATTTGCCCGCGGTCAGCACGTGTCCATTTGCGGACACCTGCAAAGACATTTGCTACGCTGACAAGGGAACGTATAAATTTCCTAATGTCCAAGCAAAATATCATTCAAACTATGAACTAACCAAAAACCCGCCCGCATTCATAGAACAAATACAAAAAGAACTCATAAAAAAGCGCGTGGAATATGTCCGCATTCATTCAAGTGGCGACTTTTACAGCATGAAATATTTAAAAACATGGGTAAAAATTGCGCGGAATAATCCAAGTATTATTTTTTATGGTTATACAAAAAGCGTTTCATTGCTGCAATCATTGCAATTACCGCCAAATTTTGTATTTTGCTTTTCAACTGGCGGTAAACTGGATCATAAGATTAGACCAAGCGAAAAGCGCGCGGTAATATTCAACTCAAAAGAAGAGTTGCAAAAAGCGCGCTTTATTGATTGCTCTGTAAATGATATGAAAATGATAACAACAAACCGTATTGGCTTAATTAAACACTAAAAAAGAGAGGTTAAACAATGTATACAGCATTTAAAACATGGATAACAGCAACCACGCAACTAAGTAAAAAATCAATAAACAACTATTGCGGCGGTCTTAACAAAATAACGCGGGATTTGATCGAAGAAAATATGATCAACAATAGCTTAGATGAAATAGAGCAAGTTGAGCAGGTTGAGCAAATTAAAGCGGAATATTTTGCAATTGCTAAATATAAAGAGCAAGACACGCGCGGCCGTAATATGTATAACGCGGCTTTTAATAAGTATATTTATTTTAGAACAGAAACAAAAAAGAGAGGTTAAAAAATGATAAAACCAAAAACAAAAAAACAAAAAGATCAAGATCAAAAGAGCGTGCAAAAAGCCGCTTTAAAATGCGCGAATGTATTAAAAGAGTTCATGCGCGATATGTACGATTATGAATTAAATGTATCTTGGTTGCGTATAGGTTTAATAAATAAGATGTTCGACGCTGCGCAGGAATTTGATAATATGAAAGAGAGAGAAAAAGAGGAATATACATTTACAAGTTATGACGAAGACAACAAGCACGAACACTGGCAAAACTCAACTCATATTGACAGATACAAGTAAACCATACTGAAGAGCGCGGCTGGTTACCGCGTGAAATCCCGCGTATTTTCGCGGGATATATGGAAACTAAAAGAGGTATAACAATGAGTTGTCATATACATGAAAAAATAGATGATGATTGCGTTTTATGCGTTCCGAAAACACAGTTAACAAAACTATGTTATTTAATGCGCTTTAGACTTGAATTGTGGGAATGTGATTCGATTAATGATATGCTAAAAACATTAAATAACATTAAACAAGATCTTTTATTTTTTGACTCTTTAAATCTTGAATACGATAACGGCGGCAATGATTATCATTTTTTTGAGATTGAAACAAGTGATCAAGATTTAATAGATGAGCTAAAAACGCGCGGTTTTTATGAGCTTAATGAATAAACGCAGCCTTAACGAAATAATCAAAGAGAGTAAAATACATGATAAATAAAATACTTACCGCATATGTAAAAATTTGCGCGGTAATATGGGTAATTCTATGGTTTTTGAGTTAATTTGCTCCATATTAGCGGCTATTGTTTTAGTGGTACTTTTTGACATAGACTAGAACAAAAACGCAACAAATTAACCCGCATTTATGCGGGTTTTTTTGTGTCTAAAATTGATAAATATTACACTGTATCATTTTGTTAATATACATAATTCAATTTACACGTAAAATTTTAAATGAGCTTTTTGAGCTTTTTTGGTCATTTTTTGCATCATAATTCAATGCACTTGATCGTTATTATATTTCCTGGGCAGGGTTTTATATCTGGTTCGCATGGTTCATTATATTATTCGCTCAGGGTTTTTTCTGTTTTAGCATTCTATTCCGCCACGCCAATTTGTCACGAGTCCACATACGCAACCAACACCGATCTAAATTACAGACTCTGGTGTCTTCGTACCATTCCAAAACCAGCGCACAACGCTCACCATCACTGGCAATTTGTACAAATTCGCAGGACTTGTCCTCTTTCTTACTAAGTGAGCATTTTTGAGCTAAAATCACTAGAGTACCTGAGAAGCGGAATATGAAGAATATGAAGAATTTGACTCTCTCTCTCCTCTATAACTACAGTTTCTCATATTCCTTTTTTTCACCGCCTAGCGGAATTTGAAATTCCGCATATTCCGCATATTCCGCATATTCTTTGCACGCGCTAATCACTAAAACTATCCAATTCAGTTTCCATTTTACGATATTGACCATGCCCAATCTTATTAATTAAGCCTTGGTTAATCATGCGATCCAACCAATTTGAAACCGCAGTATTGCTACCAACTCCAACCACCGAATCCAGCGCAGCCTTAAACATTTCTCTGCTAAAGTTATGCCCTTCTGTCGCAATCGCCTGCAAAACTTTTTCTTCCACTGACTCCTTCGGATCGGTATACCAAAACATTTCATTCTTTGGCAGCGGCTTCAAATACTCAAAGTATAATGGCCCATCACTAACATTATGCAACTTGACCCCAACTGGCACACCATGCAGATCATTCTGGCTGCGCACCTTCGTAATCTTCATCACCTTTAATCCAGGCAAACGCTGACTACTCGCAAGCTGCACAATACCATCCAGATGATTCGTGTACGCACTCCCGCCCAACATCATACTGACATCGAGTGGACTCGCTTCACCGAGCTTCTTATGATGCGACACAATCAAAATAGCAACCTTATGCTTATTCTTTAAATTAACCATCGTCCGCAGCAAATCCATCACATCATCATTCTTGCTCACATTCTTATTGGTACTCGTATAAAGGTTATCAACAACCAGCACCTCGCATGGGTCAAACGTCAAATTAGCGTCCATTTCTTCCCACTTGTCGGTAAACACATTGTCCTGCCCACTGCTCAAAATACTAAGATTCTGTTCAAACCGCTCCGCTTCCACTGGATACTTGTCAACAAAATGCATTGCGGTTCGCTCAATCAACTGCTTAAAACTCTCATCCTTCAACTCAAACTGTACATGCATAACCTTCCTAGGCTTCGGTATTCTAAAGCCCAAGAACGGCACACCTAACGCCAGACACGTAGACAACTGCAAGCTCATCACCGACTTACCCACATTCGTACCACCTGCAAGGCCCATAATATCCTTTTCAAAAAACAGATCATCAATAATAGGTTCTGGCATATTCACAAATGTTTTTGCAAACTGCGAAGGACTAAAACTGCGCATTCCGCCAATATCTTCTGGTTTATCACCAAACCGCACACAGCACGCCAACAACTCATCCAAACTATAACCATCACTAAACCAATCAGTAAGATCATACCTCGAAGGCTTATCTTTCCACTTCATTACATAAAGCTCTACCTTATAGGCAAATAGTATTTTTGCCAGTTTTTGCGCACCTATCTCGCCTTTTTCATCGTTATCGTACACTATGTATACCTTATTATATCTAGACGGCAAGGTTATCTCCGCAGGCAGCGCACCCGCACCTGACGTAAATGTCAAGGCGGATGCGCCATTGCAGTATGCGGTGACAACGTCCTTTTCACCTTCGCAGATCACAAGGCTGGAGAGAGATAGATGCGGAGTCTCAAATACCTTGCATTCTGCGTCACCAAACTGCGGTCCTTTATGAAATTTTACATGATTCTCATTAATCTGGAACACCAACTGCGCATTCTTTTTTTCATCGCGCCTAACACCAATTGGCAGGTCCAGACACTTATCATTCCAAGGCAACTCAAGCTCATCTACAGCCTTTTGCCAATGAGCAACAAACGTAGCGCGGGCCTGCGCATATCCGCTCTTTTTGACCTCTTTTGACTCAACTTTGACCTTGGTGTTGGTCAATTTATATTCTACCCGCGGGGTTTGTATCTTCTCTTCGCTAAAATCCCAACTAAACTGGCACTTATGGCAGTAGGCATACTCACCATTTATCTGCACTGTGCCTTGCTTACGTGATGTACCATCGTCACACTCAGGACACCAGGCGCGCTTACCATTGTGAGTTATTCGAGAGAAGACATCCGATGCACTCCTCAAAACTTCCTGCGTAGATTATACAGCGCACACAAATGACGAAACGCCTGCGCACCCGCATCCAACTTATCACGAGCAATGACATGCTTATGAAATTTTCCATCTTCCTTACCAAAGCGCATAATGATACCATACTTAACATCTGCTTTAGGCTGCGCAGCTTCGTACATCATCGTGTACGCACCTAACTGGATCATCATCTCTGGATATGGCCCACCTTTACTGGTCTTCCAATCTACCACCACAAGCTCGTCATCTATCTTGCCAATACAGTCCACTGTACCGCCAACGCGTAACTCTTCATTGACCAGCGCAAGCTCGGCAGCAAGAACCTTAAAATTTTCCTTATCATACCATGATTTAAATCCAAAGAATGCTTTTAGTGCCTGCTCTTCTTGATTAGGTGTATAATCCCGCGTATCTACATCAAAACCTTGAAGATAACCTTGTATAAGGATATGTGTTAATGTGCCTATGTGGCCCGCTTCTCGCATCACTGCATCCGCATCTTCGCCCTGCGCAGTAATGCGCTTGGCCCATGCAATCAGCGTATTCTTATTCCATCCTA